AAAGAAAGTCTTTCAGCTGTGAGCCTGGGCAAACCGTTAACTTTCGGCGGCTTTGCCGTGCGACAGGCTCACGTCTAAAAGGAAATAAAAATGTCCGAATGCTTAGATCTTCCCGTCAAGGGAGTATCACCCGCGCTATGGGGTGTAAAGGTTCACTGGAAATGGCCTGATGGAAGTTTCTGGGGCAACCGTCTTGAATTACAGTGTTTGTTCGCTGATGGCCGGATGGATAAAGAATTTATTCCATGGCCGTTTACTGGAAAGCTAATCGGCGGACTGAAGGCAGGCGAACGCTTGCAGGTACGATTGCGGCTGGTGGATAAAAACGGTAAATCCCGTAACTGGCGATCCAGCGACTGGCTTGATGGTGTTTCATCCACTGATGCCAGTGACTATCTCAACCGCATTGATGGCTTCTTTCGTAACGCATCAGATAACAGCGATGCGCAAAATTCCGAAACGGGCTGGCACCTGAATAAATCAGGAGAGGCGCATATTGCGGGTGAGCCTGATTCATTGCAGAAGAGCACTTACAACTTGAATGCTGGCGTCAAAACTGAAGCCAGCGAGCACCAGGAAGTCATGCAAGTGATCAATAAGCTGACCCGAGCGTTTGAAGCATTTAGCGTTCAGGTAGGAAAGAACTTCATCAAAGAGGCGTTTATCCAGCCGGGAACAATCCATAACGCCAGTATCGGTGGCGGCATCACGACTGGTCATAATGACGACTTCAAAAGCCAGTCAGATGACCGCCTGATGAAAAATGCCGAAGATTTACCGGACTCCAAAGCTTTCACCTTAAAAGATAACGCCTATGTTTTTTCCGGGAGCGTAATCGCATCCAAAACATGCCTTAGCGATGACATGCGCCAAGCCGTTATTGATGCCGTGTGTAACAGTGAAGTGTTCCAGTCGCTGGTGGAAAAAGTGAATGCGCTATCTGCTGAACGGGAATCAGATGCAGTCAGGCTTCAGCGGGGTATCGATCAGGCTCTGTCTGATACCATCCGCAACGCGCTGAAGCCGGGTGGATTGCTTTTCAATTGCGGACGCTGATTAGTTCGCCCTTAATCGTCCATGAAAGATATCTAGACGGCTAAATGAAGTGCCGCTCAAATGCAAATGAGAATATATCTCATCATGGCGGGTCCTCCCGGAGGGGGGCTTAACCACGAGGCGGCGGGCACGCGGAAAACGGCTGGTTTTTGAGATCTATGGTCATCATCATCATGTGCGCAAGTTGCTGATTTTTCGCTGTGGCGATTTGCAAAGATGTCGAAACGGTTAAAAAGCGCTCACCATCATGGACCAGGAAATCGCTTCCCTGAAGCTCAACATCAACCAGCTCGCCGGGATCACTAATGTGCATCGCCAGACGGTAGCCGCCAGGCTTAAAAACGTCGAGCCAGCCCCTGGCAGTAACAGCAAGCTGAAACTTTATCTGGTCACCGACATCCTGACGGAACTCATGGTACCCACGGTTTCCGCCACTGTGGATGACATGCAACCCTCTGACAGGCTGGCTCACTGGAAAGCTGAAAACGAACGGATCAAGTTCGAGCAGGAAACGGGGCAACTTATTCCGGCGGAGCAGGTCGCCCGGGAATTTGCTGTCATGTCAAAGGCCGTGGTTCAGGTTCTGGAAACGTTACCCGATATCCTTGAACGTGACTGTGCCTTATCGCCCGCAGCCGTCGCCCGCGTGCAGAGCGTTATTGATGATTTACGCGACCAGATAGCCCAGAGGGTTCTGGACGCAGAACCGGAGGAGGACCAGCCTGAGGAGGACTGATGGCGAAGCGGGCATCCGCAAGGGGTATCCGCAGGGATATGCCTGGAATTCTTCGAGCCCCGCGACGCATGCTGGTGGCCGAGGCGGTCAGTAAATATATGCGTGTCCCTATGGGCGCGGGAAACTCGGTCCCGTGGGACCCGAATCTTGCACCCTACGTTATAGAGCCAATGAATTGCCTGGCATCACGTGAATATGATGCCGTGGTATTTGTAGGCCCGGCGCGAACCGGGAAAACTATTGGCCTGATTGACGGGTGGGTGGTTTACAACGTGGTTTGTGACCCCTCCGATATGTTGATCATACAGATGACGGAAGAGAAGGCACGCGAACACTCGAAAAAGCGTCTTGACCGTACCTTTCGCTGTAGCCCTGAGGTAAAGAGCCGGCTCAGTCCGCGGCGTAACGATAATAACGTTCACGATCGCACATTCCGGGCAGGCAACTACCTGAAGATTGGCTGGCCGTCAGTGAACATCATGTCCTCCTCGGATTACAAGTGCGTTGCGCTGACTGATTATGATCGTTTCCCCGAGGATATCGACGGGGAAGGTGATGCCTTTTCGCTTGCGTCAAAACGTACCACCACCTTTATGTCCTCGGGTATGACGCTTGTGGAAAGCTCTCCCGGGCGGGACATCATTGATACCAAATGGCGGCGCACGTCGCCCCATGAAGCGCCGCCAACGACCGGCATTCTGGCGCTCTATAACCGCGGCGATCGCCGCCGCTGGTACTGGCCGTGCCCGCATTGCGGCGAATATTTCCAGCCGGAAATGCATGCCATGACTGGCTACCGTGAAATCAGTGACACCGTTAAAGCCAGCGAAGCCGCGCATATCTGCTGCCCGTCATGCAACGGGAAAATCACCGCAGATATGAAGCGTACGCTCAACCTGAAGGGGGTCTGGCTGCGCGAAGGGCAGCAAATTGATCGCGAAGGTAGTATCACCGGCGAGGCGCGGCGCTCCCGCATCGCCTCGTTCTGGATGGAGGGGCCTGCCGCGGCATATCAGACCTGGGCACAACTGGTTTACAAGCTGCTGACGGCTGAGCAGGACTACGAAGTTACGGGCAGCGAAGAAACACTCAAGACGGTTATCAATACCGACTGGGGACTTCCTTACCTTCCGCGATCCGGCCTTAACCAGCGTAAGGGTGAAGCGCTGCAACAACGCGCCGAGCCGGTGGAAAAACGCCGGGTGCCTGTCGGTGTTCAGTTTCTTGTGGCCACGGTTGATGTGCAGGGCGGACGCAACCGCCGGTTTGTTGTTCAGGTCGTGGGTTATGGCGCACAGGGTGAGCGGTGGATAGTGGACCGCTACAACATCCTTCAGTCCCTGCGGACGAACGCCGACGGCGAAAGTTTTCACATCGATCCGGCAAGCTATCCGGAGGACTGGGAACTGCTGCGCACGGATGTGCTGGAGAAAACCTGGGCGATCGAAGGCGAGCCCGGAATGCGCATGGGCCTGATGGCGATGGCGGTGGACTCCGGCGGTGAGGACGGGGTTACGGATAACGCTTATGAATTCTGGCGGCGCTGTCGCCGGGATGGACTGCAACGCCGGGTCTGGCTGTTTAAGGGTGACAGTCAGGCACGTGCAAAACTCATCACCAGAACGTATCCCGATAACACCGGGCGCTCCTCCCGCCGCGCAAAGGCGGCAGGTGATGTTCCTCTTTATCTTCTGCAAACCAATGCACTGAAGGACCGGATCAACAACGCCCTGTGGCGTGATGTTCCCGGGCCGAACTATGTTCATTTCCCCGACTGGCTGGGGGAGTGGTTCTACGACGAACTGACCTATGAGGAGCGTTCCCCTGATGGTAAATGGACGAAGCCCGGTAAGGGCGCTAATGAGGCGTTTGACCTTATGGTGTATGCACATGCGCTGGTCATTCTGCATGGTTACGAAAAGATTAAATGGCCTGATGCGCCGGAATGGGCGCGCCGCGACTCCTGGGTTGTGGCTGAAATGGCAGATGGCCCGACAGCTTTGGAGGCTGTTACTAAGCCGGTACCGGCAGTATCTCAGCAGAAGGCTAAGTCACCCTCCCGTGACTCGGTTTGGGCACCATCAACATCAGGAGGCTGGGTGTGACGCTTAACGATATCCAGAATATGGTCGACCGCTACACCGAGGCGGAACTAACCCTGCTGCAGGGGAAATCCATCACCTTTAATGGCCAGCAGATGACCATGGAAAACCTTAGTGAAATCCGTAAAGGTCGCCAGGAGTGGGAGCGAAAACTGGCATCGGCAACTGCCGCTGCAGCGGGACGCGGTTCCGGTGGATTTAAACTGGCGAGGTTTCCGCGATGAGCCTGCTGGATAATGCAATTGGCCTGCTCTCACCGGGATGGAAAGCAGCGCGGCTGCGTTCCCGGATGGTGATCAAGGCATATGAAGCGGTAATGCCGACGCGTACTCACCGCGCCCGCCGCGAAAACCGCACCGCCAACCAGTTAAGCCAGTTCGGTGGTCGATCCCTGCGCGAGCAGGCGCGCTGGCTGGACTGCAATCACGATCTGGTGATTGGTGTGCTCGACAAGCTGGAGGAACGCATTGTCGGCGCAAAGGGCATCATTGTGGAGCCCCAACCGCTGCTGGCAAACGGTCAGCTGGCTGACGGGCTGGCCACCCAGATTCGCGCAAAGTGGTCTGAGTGGTCGGTGTCTCCTGATGTAACCGGGCAGTTTACGCGGCCTGTGCTTGAGCGCCTGATGGCGCGAACCTGGCTGCGTGATGGTGAAGTCTTTGCCCAGCTGGTAAGCGGCACAGGAAACGGCCTGTCACCGGTGGCAGGCATCCCGTTCTGGCTTGAGGCGCTGGAGCCGGATTTTGTCCCGCTGGAAAAAACCGATCCCAGCCAGAAACTCAGCCAGGGCATCTATCTGAACGACTGGGGGCGTCCGGTGAAATATCTGGTGTACCGCAACATGCCCGCTGAAGGGATGATGCTGGGCGAAACCAAAGATATCGTCGCTGAAAACATGCTGCATCTGAAGTTCATGCGCCGCCTGCACCAGTTACGCGGTAACTCACTACTGGCGGGTGTGATGATGCGCCTGTCTGCACTGAAGGAATATGAGGACGCCGAACTGACCGCAGCGCGTATCGCTGCCGCGCTGGGCATGTTCATCAAAAAAGGCGATGGTCAGACTTATGACGAAAACAACGTCGGCAACAGCAGGGAGCTGAATATTGAGCCCGGCATGCTGTTTGACGATCTGCGTCCCGGTGAAGATATAGGGATGATCAAATCCGACCGACCCAATCCCAACCTCGAAACCTTCCGCAACGGCCAGCTGCGTGCGGTTGCTGCGGGTTCCCGCGGCAGCTTCTCCAGCATCGCCCGGAATTATGACGGTACCTACAGCGCCCAGCGCCAGGAGCTGGTGGAGTCCACTGAAGGTTACCTCATTCTCCAGGATGCCTTTATTGCTGCGATCACCCGCCCGATGTACCGCGCATGGCTGAAGATGGCTGTCGCCTCGGGAGAAATCCAGCTGCCACGCGGTATGGATAAGTCATCGCTTTACAACGCGGTGTATTCGGGGCCGGTCATGCCGTGGATTGACCCGGTGAAAGAGGCGACCGCGTGGAAGCTGCTGTTACGCGGTGGCGCGGCCACGGAAAGCGAATGGGTGCGCGCACGCGGTGCCAATCCGGATGACGTAAAACGCCGCCGCAAGGCAGAGGTGGATGAAAACCGCAAACAGGGGCTGGTGTTCGACACAGACCCGGCAAATGACAAAGGAGACACCAGTGTCCAGGAAACGAAACCGGGTAATGAACCGCCCGAAAGCCAGCGTAAAAAATAGCTGGTTCCGTATGCAGGCCAGCGCCGACAGCGAGGCCGAGATCTACATCTACGATGAAATTGGCTACTGGGGGGTAACGGCAAAACAGTTTGTGGCCAACCTGAAAGCCCTGGGTGATATCACCCACATCAAACTGCATATCAATTCGCCGGGTGGCGATGTCTTCGACGGCATCGCCATTTTTAATGCTCTGAAGTTCCACGGCGCTGCCATCACGGTTTATATCGATGGACTGGCCGCTTCAATGGCCTCGGTGATCGCCATGGTCGGAAACCCGGTCATTATGCCGGAAAACACGATGATGATGATCCATAAGCCATGGGGATTTGCCGGCGGCGATGCGGAGGATATGCGCGACTATGCTGACCTGCTCGACAAAGTCGAAAGCGTTCTTATCCCGGCCTACGCGGCCAAAACTGGTAAATCTCATGATGAGATTGCCGCCATGCTGGAAGACGAAACCTGGCTTACCGGCGAAGAGTGCCTGGCTCAGGGTTTTGCCGACCAGGTGACCCCGTCACTGCAGGCGATGGCCTGTATCCATTCAAAACGTATTGAGGAATTTGAGAAGATGCCAAAAAGCATTCGTAATATGGTCACCCCGCCGCGCAACACCACTACCCGCGATCCGCAAAACCCCGCGCCGCAGGATACGCCGCAGGATCCGGTAAACGCTGACACCATCCGTGCCCAGGTGATTGCAGAACAGCGTGAACGGCTCAACGGCATTAATGATCTGTTTGCCATGTTCGGCAATCGCCACCAGGACCTGCAGGCGCAGTGTATTGCCGATCTGGACTGCACCGTTGAGCAGGCCAAAGACAAGCTGCTGGCGGCGCTCGGCAAAACAGCGACCCCTTCCAACAAAACCAGCACCACCCATATCTATGCGGGTAACGGGAATATCGTAGGCGACGGTATCCGCCAGGCGCTGATGGCCCGTGCCGGCTATGAAGAGTTGTCGCGCGATAACGTTTATAACGGTATGACGCTGCGTGAGTATGCGCGCATGTCCCTGACAGAACGCGGTATCGGCGTGGCAAGTTACAACCCGATGCAGATGGTCGGCTTCGCGCTGACACACAGCACCTCTGACTTCGGTAATATCCTGCTGGACGTTGCCAATAAAGCACTGCTGCAGGGCTGGGAAGAAGCCGAAGAAACCTTTGAGCTGTGGACCAAGAAAGGCAGCCTGAGCGACTTCAAGACCGCGCATCGTGTTGGTATGGGTGGCTTCCCGTCACTGCGTCAGGTACGTGAAGGGGCGGAGTATAAATACGTCACCACAGGCGATAAAGGCGAGACCATTGCGCTGGCGACTTACGGTGAAATCTTCTCCATTACCCGCCAGGCCATCATCAATGATGATTTGAACCAGCTGACTGACGTCCCTACCAAAATGGGGCGTGCGGCGAAGGCCACCATCGGCGATCTGGTCTATGCGGTACTGATTGAAAACCCGAAACTTTCAGACGGTAAGGCGCTGTTCAGTGCCGATCACAAAAACCTCTCAACCGGCGCTATCGATGTCACCAGCCTTGATAAGGCGCGCCAGCTGATGCGTGTACAGAAAGAAGGGGAACGCTCGCTTAACATTCGCCCGGCTTACGTTCTGGTACCGACGGTACTTGAAACTTTAGCCAGCCAGACCATTAAGTCTGCCAGCGTTAAGGGCGCCGACGTCAACGCCGGTATCGAAAACCCGATCCGGAACTTTGCAGAAATCATTTCTGAGCCCCGTCTTGATGATGCTGACCCGGCAGCGTGGTACCTGGCCGCCAGAAAAGGCAGCGACACCATCGAGGTTGCCTACCTGAACGGCGTCGATACGCCGTACATCGATCAGCAGGAGGGTTTCACGACAGACGGTGTGGCCACCAAAGTGCGTATTGACGCGGGTGTGGCGCCGCTCGATTACCGCGGTCTGGTCAAATCCTCCGGGAAATAATCTCACCCCTGTAGTTCCCGTGGCCCGTCAGGGCTTTTTTTATGTCTGAAAATCGGCTCCGCAAGGGGCCGTGGAGACTTGCATGAAAAATTATCTTCAGGATGGCAATACCATCGCCATCACTAACAGTGGCGCTTCCGCAATCCTCAGTGGCGCGCCCGTTGTAATCAGTGACGTTGTCGCAGTGGCAATCGTTGATATCGCACCCGGTGAAACCGGCGACGGGCGCACGACCGGTGTCGTGATCCTGCCCAAGCTGGCCGCAGATGATATCGCCCAGGGTAAGGTGGTTTATATCAAAGGCGGAAAAATCCAGCTGGATGCGACCGGAGCGGTACCAGCCGGCAAAGCCTGGGAAGCTGCCGGCGCGAATACTACTTCAGTCGCGGTAAGGCTGAATGGCTAACCGCTTCCGGCAAATGGTGGCGCGCATGGATGCCGCCACTGTCCGGCAGATGGGCGATCGTGTGCTGATTAATGGAATGGGGTATGTCGCTATCGAAATCCAGTTCCTGGCTGAAATGGGACCGCTGGCCGGTGAAGGTCTGTCCCTCGTTATTTTCTCGGATTCACTGAAACCGCGCCGGAGTGATGTCGTCATCTGGAAAGGTGAAACGTACAAAGTTACCCGCCAGCAAACATTCAACGGAAAGCCGCAAATCTGGATTGAATAAGGGGGCAGCATGTCCATCAAAGGACTGGAGCAGGCTATCGCCAATCTTGAAAGTATCAGTAAAACCGCGGTACCGCGCGCATCCTCTCAGGCTGTTAACCGCGTGGCCACCAGGGCGGTCAGCCACAGCACCCGGCGCGTTGCGGGACAGACGAAAGTACCCAGGAAACTGGTTAACCAGCGTGCCCGTCTGAAGAAAGCCACCATCCGCAAACCGCTGGCTACCATCCGGGTTAACCGCGGCAATCTTCCCGCCATCAAGCTGGGCGTTGCCAGCGTCAGGCTTTCGCGCCGAAGACGTGACGTGTCCGGTGCCGGCAGCGTGCTGCGTATCGGTAAGTTTTCTTTTCCCGGCGGTTTCATTCAGCAACTGAAAAACGGGCGCTGGCATGTGCTTCGCCGCACTACCCGGGCGCGATATCCGGTTGAGGTGGTCAGTATCCCGCTGGCAGTACCCTTAACCACGGCGTTTAAGGAAGAAAGTAAGCGGCTGACTGAAACCGACCTTCCCAAAGAGATGGCCGCCGCACTTCGTAACCAACTGAGGCTGATAGTGACGAAATGAAGCACCCACTGATTCGTAAAGCTGTACTCGACGCACTGAAATCCAGTAACGCCCCGGTGGCGAACTGGTTTGATGGTCGTCCGTCTGTACTGGAGCCGCAGGATCTGCCGGCGGTCGCTGTATATCTCACCGATGCCGAGTCGACTGGCGAGTCCGTTGATGAAGATATGTGGCGCGCAACGCTGCATATCGAAGTTTTTCTTAAAGGGAATGACACCGATTCGGCACTGGATGAATGGATGGAAAACAACATTTATCCGGTCATGGCCAGCATTCCCGCGCTTTCCGGCGTTCTCGAAACCATGTCTGCCCGGGGCTACGACTACCAGCGTGACGACGAAATGGTCACGTGGGGCTCGGCGGACCTGCAATATTCTGTCTCTTATGTGATGTGAGGAAATTATGCCAACACCAAACCCTCTCGAGCCGGTCAAAGGCGCAGGCACCACGTTCTGGGTGTACACCGGTTCCGGCGATCCCTATGCGAACCCACTTTCTGACACGGACTGGACGCGCACGGCAAAGGTTAAAGAACTGACGCCGGGGGAACTGACGGCGGAGTCTTATGACGATACTTATCTTGACGATCCCAACGCAGACTGGACTAACACCGCACAGGGTGAAAAGTCCGCTGGCGAAACCAGCTTTGTGCTGGCCTGGAAACCGGGTGAATCCGGGCAGCAGGGGCTGGTTGACTGGTTTTATGCAGGTGATGTGCGCGCCTACAAAATTAAATTCCCCAACGGTACGGTTGATGTGTTTAAGGGCTGGATCAGCAGCCTGGGCAAAACCATTCCGGCAAAAGAAGTGATTACCCGCAGCGTGAAGATCAGTAACAACGGCAAGCCAAGCCTGGCGGAAGAAACCCGAACCCCCGTTACTTTGGTGACCGGCGTGACGCTGAGCAAAACCACGCTTGCGCTGGCGGTAAACGCTTCCGATTCACTGAATGTCACGGTTAACCCGGCTGGTGCGACCGATAAGACTTTCCTGGCTTCGTCTTCCGACCGTGCGAAAGCGACTGTAACTGTGGCTGGCAATGTCCTGACCGTTAAGGGCGTGGCCGCCGGCCAGGCGGACATCGTGGTGATGACCAGTGACGGCCAGTTCATCGCAATCTGTAAAGTCACCGTTTCCTGAACCATGGGGCGCAAGCCCCATTTACGGAGTCAATATGTCAAAGTACCTGAAGTCTGGCCTGTTTAAGTATGCTGAACAGGAAATTACACTGTTTGAGCTGTCTGCTTTACAGCGTATTGAGCACCTGCAGTTTATTGCCAGTGCAGAAAAAGAACTGCCGGAAGATGCTGACGAGAAAACGCTTTACCCGCTGCTGGTGGAGCAAAATATTCGCCTCGGCGCCCGACTTGTTGCGATGTCGCTCTG